CTCCCATGCAGGTAGTTTTACGCCTCTAGCCATAGCCGTGGCATACAGAAACTCAATCCACTCGGAAAACTCAGCCTTGGTGAACTTGCTTGTTCTTTGCCCCAACATAACCACACCGCCATCCAATCCCATAGCCAGGCGAACTGTCTCGCGCTTAAAAGCCGCAGATAGAACGGCCTTCCAGTCGTCCGCTTCCATCTTGACCATGTGACCATTGATAGGCCATTCAATTTGACGGGCGAACTCTTGCAAAATCGGCCATTGGACGCGATTCTGCTCACCGCTCCTAGTCTCTGGGCGCACTTCCAGCGTGTAGCGCTGATCTGCCTGTAGTACGGCAGCTAGGAACGGGTAGAGCTGCGATTGCAATGCTGCTCTGGCCTGTTGCCTGTTGAATAGCTGGATTGTGAGCGTTTGCATGGCTTGATTGTAATCTATTTTACTAACATTTTGCAATTATTTTTCAACATGCCAGTCAATCCACGGCAAAGCCTCGCAGTATCGCTTGAACGCCCAGATTGCATACGATCTATCGTGCTGGGCCATATACGCGCAATGGGCCACTATGCGAGCTTTTAGGGCTGCGTCGGCTTCGGTCATAGCAATGGCTTATCCGGCTTTGCCCTGTTTTCCATTCGATGGCGCCAGTGGTCTGCCATGTCGTGTATTGCATCTTTGCTTCCAACCATCAAAACCACGTAATCAGACAATGGCCTGTTGGAAATAAACGCCTCTTGGTTTTGAGCTAATAAGCTGTCCAATGGCTGAATATGGAAGTTGTTTGTTTTTTGGCTCCATTCGAGCACATATGCGTTTTTCATTCAAATCCTGCCTTTTTGCTTGATTGCCCGTTCATATCTCCGGGCGGTTGACCTGACCATGATGCAAACTTAGTCTGCTCACCAACGTAAAACAGATTCACGTCACCAGTGCGGCCTTGGCGGTTTTTGGCTATGCGAAACTGCGCGTAATCTTTCCACTGCTCACCAAGCTCTGGTTTTGACATGATAGGTCGGTGAATAAATCCAACAATATCCGCATCTTGTTCAATCGAGCCACTATCACGCAGGTCGTGTAATCCTGGGACACTGTTGCCACGCTCGGCGGCTCCCCTGTTCACTTGGGCTAGGCAAATAACCACAATGTCCAACTCTTTCGCCAAGGTCTTTAGCCCCTTGCTGATTTCCTCAATCTGGTAGGCCCTGGAAACCTTGTTATCAGTCCCGGCCATCAATCCAATGTAATCAACTACGAGTACATCAAGCCCCTTCATCCGCTTCAAAGCGCGGGCTTTTGACCTGACTTGCAGGATGTTTAGGCCACCACGGTCTGAAACATAGAATTTAAGCGGTTTAGAGCGTTCTACGGCATCCACTACCCTGTCGTACTGCAATCCCTTGCTTGGGCGCTTAATCGTCGATATAGGCATGCTCCCGAGGATTGCCGTGGTTCTATCCCTAACGTCAGCGTGTGGCATTTCCATAGATAAGAAACCAACGTGCCAATCTCTCGCAATGCTTAGTCCCAACGTTAAACCTAGTGCCGTTTTCCCCATTGCAGGACGCGCACCGATTACAAACAAGCTGCCGCGCTGTAATCCACCGTCTAAAAGCTCGTCAAGGTCGTAGATGTCGGTCTTGATACCTTCAAACGTTCCAGTCTCCCGCTTTTCTATCAACTCCAAGTGCATCATTGCAGCGCTGTACGCATCCACCCAGTCATCGTTAGATTCTTTGGATTCCAGCTTTGCAAGTTCGGCCTGGGCCTTGTCTAAGCGCAAATCAATGTCGCCACCTTCAAACGCCAACACCCCAATGGCCTGCGACGCATGAAACAGTTGGCGCTCTCGGTACTTTGAAACAATCGACTTCGCCAATGACTGAATTCCACCCGTCACTACGGTTTCACAAATCGAGTGCAGGTGTTCAATGGTTTCGCTGCCTTTCAACCGTTCGTGCACAACAACAATATCCACGTCAGTTTCACGCTTAACCAGCGCCTGAATCATGATCTTGTAAATCTTGGCGTTGGACTGGTCAAGGAAGTGCTCAGGCTTCAAATATTCAGTCACTGAATCCAAAGACTGCAACCACTTAAACCCGATTGCCAAAACGCCGTATTCTGCTTGTATCGAATCGCTCAATCTGTGCTCCTTGTTTTTTCAATTACTTGTGTCATACCTTTGTCTGTCAAAAGGTAGTCAAGGTCACATTGCCATTTTGAATGTTCTCCAGTGCGGCCAGTCTTGCCCATCAGGAAGTCATTTTCCAGTACCCGCAAAAAGTAGGCTTCTATCCACTCAAGTGCCTGTTCGCTGTTTTCGGCTCTTGGTTGTCCGTCACTCTTTTTGCTTGTCATTACAAAACGCCAAAACTTGCTAATTGCTTTCTTTCGCTTGTCTGTCATTAGTTTGACGGATGGCAGCTCATGCAATGTTTGGTTGTAAAGCTGAACGATCTTTTCTGTTGGACAGGTCGCCAGCTTGTCTGGTGACGTAAATGTCTCTGTCTCTCTCTCTGTCTCTTCTCTCTCTCTCCGAGGCACTTCAATATCAGTAGCTGATATTTTTTGTATCAAGTTGATATCGTCTTGATATCGCTCTGATATCAGCCAATGCCCGAGCGAAGAAAGTGCCTTTTTTACTTGGGTTTCAGTGATTCGCAAACGGAAGGCCAACGTGGCAATGTCGGGGACTTCGCCTGAGTATTCGCTTGCAATAAGCCAGATATTGATAAGCATCTTCGCAGAATCGCCATCTAGCTTATGCCATTCAATATTATCGCGATATAGCTTGACCCACGGCGGCCTACGGTCTTTGAAGTGCTGAAACTTCGCCCAGTTTTTAACCTGCATGCTTTTCCAATAAAAAAGCCCTAGGCGGTACTCTCACGCTTTCGCATGTTGGCGGACTGGTAGGCACCAGCAGAATACCGTCTAGGGCTTGCCTAATAAATCCCCGCCAAGGGATTGCTGTATTTTAACTCAAATCAGCGTAGATTGTCCTGTACTACCGAAGCCTTTATCACCGCGCTCGGTTTCTTTTAGCTCGCTAGTTTCCTCAATGGCCCATTGGTCTACTGGAATAAGCATGGCCTGTGCTATGCGGTCGCCAGGGCGTACAAAGAACGGCACGTGTCCTAGGTCGGATTCACTTAGCCATTCTTCATCGCTTACCAATTGCACCATTACTTCCCCTGTAAAATCTTGGTCAACCACGCCTACACAATTGGACAATCTGACCTGATGCTTGAAGCCATGCCCTGAACGACTGTAAACCAGCATTACATAGCCTTCGGGTATCTCAAACGCTAAACCAGTCCCGCAGGTAACGGGGAAGCCCTGCTCGACGTTTGAGCCGATTTGAGTCATACCTGCGACCGTTGCAGCATGCAAATCGAAACAAGCGCTGCCTGCGGTTTGGTACTTTGGAAGAATTGCGTTGTCGTGAACGCGCTTTACTTTTAGGGTTTTGGACATAGTGTCTCCATTGGTGAAAAAATCGGATTGATCATTGAAAACGGCCTTAGATTGGCTGATAACTGCGGTTTTGAACCTTTTTCCGTAGCAGGTCGGGCCTATTGGATGGCCAGCAACTAGATACGTTGCTTTGTCCAATGGCCTGGAACACCTCACACACTGCACTTGGTCGCCTTAAGCATCACCACGTTTACGCCCGTTCCAGCAAACTCATTCTCGTAGATTGTTGACCATTCGCACTCCACTCCGTCAAAGTCCTTACCCTTGTTAGACGCCGGCAGGATGGCCACAACCACGCCAGCGGGCTTCAATAGGCCAATGGCGTACTCAGTATGCAATCGCGCCCTACCGCCTTCAAATGGAGGGTTTAATATCACTATGTCGTACCTGCCAGCCGTAATAGCCCACGGTAGAAAGTCAGCGTTGACAACGTTAAACCCTTTGGCCTTCAAGATGGTGCAATGCAGTTCGGATATTTCCACGCACGTAGTTCTATCCTGTGGCATGAATTGAGCAATGCCGCCTTGTCCTGCGCTAGGTTCTAAACATTGATCATCGTCTCCAATGTCTGCCCACTCAACCGCGATGCGTGCCAATTTCTCGGGGGTCGGATAAAACTGGTGTGATTGTTTATCAGGAATACACCCAGAGGCAACAATATCGTCTAGCACTTCGGTGGGGTCGTAGTCAAATTGAAAGTATGAACCTTTTTCCATAGAAACAGCGCCTATTGATTCAAGAACCTTGGTTGCTTCCTCTACTCCACCAACGTGTCTACCGCTGTCAAACTTCCGAGCGTTTTCGATGTTGACGTACTTGGTAGGGTAGCCATTCCCTACGATACG